GTTTTCAGAAGTATCTGCATTCTATGGAGTACATGATAGTGTCTTCTGGAAAAGATTCTCCGAACTTGCACGAATGGGATTGATTGTGAAAACAACGCAATCGAGAATTAATAAAAATTCAGGTAAAAATATTACAGTCTGGAGTTTGAAATAACGGAATATTGATTATATTTGTGGCGTTCTTACAGCACATAGGAACCAATAAAAGAATTTAAATATAAAGTCTAATGAGAGTAGGGGTGCTGCCCGAAATCATTAGGCTTTTTTTATTACATCAAGCAGCACCAAGATGGCAGAAAATAAAAAATCCATAGTAGTTTATTCAGACTGGATAAAAAAGTTTGAAGCACTAACAGATGATGAAGCAGGAAGGCTTATCAAACACTTTTTTAGGTACGTTAATGACTTAAATCCAATTGCGCCGGATAGAATTACAGAGTTATCATTTATAGATATTGAAAGTTGCTTAAAACGTGATTTAGTAAAGTGGGAGCAAAGGGCGGAACGTAGTAGGGAAAATGGAAAATTAGGAGGTAGGCCATCTTTAGATAAACCCGAAGAAACCCAACAGGTTATTTTAAAACCCAAAAAACCTGATAATGTTATTGTTAATGTAAATGATAATGTAAATGATATTATTATTAAGCCTAAAAAAGATACTAACAAGACAAAATTAACCAAAGTTGATTTTAAAGAATTACTAACTCCATTTTTAGGCACATATACAAAAGATTTATTAAATGAATTTTATCTTTATTGGACTGAGCAAAATGTAACTTCAAAAAAGATGCGATATGAAGCTGAAAAATATTTTGATATTTCAAGAAGATTGGCAACGTGGTTTAAAAATCAAAAGCCAAACAAAAACGGAACGCATTCACTAACTCCACCAGTATATGGCAATAATGGTTTATCTGATAAACAACTAAAAGACTTCTAATGATAGATTTACCAAAAGATATTACAATTGAAAAGGTCGTTTTAGGGCATATTATGAACAACCCTGACAGCATATTTGAAGTATTGGACATTTTAACAGATGAAGTATTTTGTGATGTTGACAATAGGTTGATTTACAGAACCGCAATTGAATGTATTGAAACTTCAAGGGTTCCAGATTCGATGAACATTTTTACAACTAACAGAAATATAAATTATGATTATTTAATATCATTGACAGGCGGTTATATTGTGGACTTTAGGCAAAAATGCGAAACACTTGTGAGTTTGTCAATGAAGCGTAAAATGATAAGTATTGGCGAACGATTAATGAGGGATGCGCTAAATTCACAGTTAGATCCGTTTGAAACGAATGACAAATACACATCTGAATTAATAGAAGCCCTGCCAAGTACATTAGATGGCAATGACGATATGAGTACTTTTATACCAGGATTTGTTAAAGAAATTGAATATATTCAGATACACGGATCACAAGGGTTAACGACTGGTTTTGAAAGTATTGATAAAGTGTTTGGAGGTTTTATAAGAAACCAACTTGTTTTGATAGGTGCAAGACCTGCAACAGGAAAGAGTGCATTTATTTTAAACATGATTGAACATTGCCTTTATTTAAAAAAGAGTATCGGAGTCATAAGTTTAGAAATGGACAAAAGAGAAATTTACGAAAGAATGGCATCTACCGGAACAAAGGTTAAGCATGATAAATTTACAAAGGGGGGGTTACAGGGTGAAGATAAAGAGGCGTGGTTTAAATACAATAGCAAGTTCACGAGCGATAAATACGGCAAGTTTTATGTCAATGATAGGTCAGATTTAAACTTTGCTCAAATAAGAGCAAATGCTATCAAATGGAAAAAGCAAAGAAATATTGAAATCCTTTTTATAGATCATTTGGGGTTAATCGGTGGACAAGGCAACCAAAAGGTATATGAACATATATCTAAAGTTTCAAGAAAATGTAAGATGTTAGCTAAGGAATTGCACATTCCGGTCATTGCACTTTGTCAATTAAGCAGGGCGGTTGAGGCACGTGGATCAAGTAGGCCAAAATTAGCTGATCTTAAAGACTCAGGGAACCTGGAAGCGGATGCGAATGTAGTTTGGTTTCTTTACGGTGACGATCAGGAAACAGACCCTAATTTACCAATTAAAACAGTTTTTTGTGAATGCGCTAAGAATAGGGGCGGCGCATTGTTTAACGTTGAATTGAAATATGCAAAAGAAATATTGAAATTTCGTGATCCTTATGCAAAAGTTAATCCTTTTGTTGGTTATGATGAAGCACCACCAACTATTATACAGGGAAAAAGAAGTGAAAACTTTACTGACATACCATTTTAAAACAAAAACAATGAATACACAACAAGTTTACGACACTTTAAAAGAAATTGTTTTATCAACCGGAACGACCGGACAAACAGAAACATTGATTACTCACAGCGAAAACAAAAAACAAACTATCGAAATGATAAGGCGTTTTCAGGATGTCATTGACATGGATATTCCTTTCGATGCAATGGTGAAGCACAAAGTAAAAGAGATTGGATGGATTTATGCGGTGGTGGTATGAGAAACCACACGAAAGTATATTTTGAGTTCTTTGGATATGGAATGTATGATTTTATTCCATGCGAATTGACCGGGCAAAGAGCTGTTGATATTAATCACATTGACTGTAAGGGAATGGGAGGATCCAAATTAAAGGATAACATAGAAAACCTTATTGCAATGACCAGGGAGCTTCATAGTGACTTTGGGGACATATCAGAATTAAAAGATCCGCTTAGATTAATGCACCTGCATTTTATGGAAACAAGGCAACCAATATTTGACCATACTCCAAGCAGGGAGGAAATATTAAACTGGAAATGAAATCGAACATAACAGAAACAATGATTAAGCAAATACTTTCTTTGCGCTCAATAGGATTAACTTATAAAAGGATAGGTGAAATAGTTGGAGTATCAACTATGTGTGCTTGGGAAATTGCAAATGGCAAGAAGGGAATGATGGCGCACAGGAATATTAACATCGAATATATTCGTATAATGTCAAAGTGCAATTAACAAATTAGAATAAAAAATATGTGAAAAATACCACCATCGAGGTATGAAATATATGTTGCACATGGTTGTATCTTTACGTTATCAATAACAACAAAAATTAATTACAATGACAACCTTTAAACAAATCAATTTTAAAAGAGACTACGAAGCAACTAACGTTAAATTCATTCAAGTATCAGACGAAACAATATTAGACCCTAAATACTGGGTAGTTTGTGATGAGAGCGAAATAGATTGTGACCAACTTTGGAAAGAAGGAAATAAAAGAATGTTTGGTTACATGTAAGATAAACCAAGGGCAGGAAAATTAGCCAAACGGTATTAAGCACCTCCCGATTACGAATAGATCGGGAGGTTATTTTGAAAACGAAAGAAATTTATAATGGGAAATTGGATAGTATTTTTGCTAATGTTTTTATTTATCACATGCACCATGAGTTTCAAAGACGAACAAACAAATAACAAATGAACACAAACTTAACAAACAAGTAAAATGAAAGCGAACGGTTTGGGGCTTTGCGAAGGCAGGGCTTCAAGGCACAAAAGTTTAAATTTAGCACAATGTTTAATAGTAGTACAAATGTTCAATAAACCACTAATACCCTGCTTTTGCAAAACCCTTGTTATGGGCAGTTGCTTTTCGGGTACTCAAAATTTAGTCAAATGATATTAAGAAGATTAGGAAATAAACAAGCAATAGCACAGGATATAATTAAATATTTCCCTGAACATAAAATCTATGTTGAGCCATTTTTTGGGGCTGGTGGTATGTTTTTTAATAAGCGTAAGGTTAAATATAATTTTGTAAATGATATAGATAGCGATATTTCAAACCTTTTTTTAGTTGTAATGAATAATAAAGAAGATTTAGTTGATTTATTTTATAAGATGCCTATTCATACAGATTTATTAGAGTATTGGAAAGTAAACGAAGAAACAGACCCTATTAAAAAAGCAGTTAGATTTTTATTTTTAAG